CGTGATAGATGTTGAACGCAGACCACCTACTGTTGTGTAAGTATCTGATGCTGCCGCCGCAGAACTATCTGCACCGATTTTTAGTAACAGGGCCGAACCTTTTTGAGCCGCCATGTGATCACTCCTTAGTTATCAAACACAACGACGCGGAACCTCATAACCCCGTGCCGTGTTATACCATCATTTTCCGCTAGTGTAGTTGAGAACTCTTGTCTGATGTTCACTAGCGATGCTCCTGATACACTTATAGCAGTATTATGCAGCAAAGAATAGACACTTTCCATGATCTCTTTGATCTCGCGTCTACCTCTATACTGTGACCATACATGTATCGTTAGCGTATGCTCCACGCCATCTAGCGTAACTGAGCCATTATTCGCGGTAGTTTCTTCACCGAGAATTACATAGGGATATGAAACATCCTCTGGGACATCATCATATACCGTAACACTTGCGCCATCCATTCCTGTGACGCTTCCATCTAAGGTGTCATAAATCGCCTTTTGTAAATTCCAAGAATGTAAAGACATCACACACCTCTTGATTTAAGACGGGCGAACATACGAATGATCTTGCGCCGATTGGCCTCTAAGGCGGGCTGAAGAAACGGACGGGGCCGCATCTTGCTTGTCCCAAACTCTAGGAACTCTGAATATTCCGCGCGACTTTCGACATCTGCGCCCAAACCATCTGCGTCTATCTCTAAATAAATGTTATTCGCTAGATAGCCTGTGTCAGTATTTGGAGGCTGTTCCGCTGCGGATGCTGTGTGTGTGCGCCGTGGATTATATTTCTCATAGGTGCGACCAGATGAACTATGAGAATGAATAGAAGCCTTGGCATCATTCATAACCATCTGACCGCCAACGGCGATAATCTTTTTCAATTCTGAGTTATATTTACCCAGAACGCCCTTAGACTTACTAATCCGAGTATTCTTCACGCGAATTGTCATGTGGGAACACCCTCCTCACACAACAACTCTAGGAATTTAAAACGATTATCAACATTCACAACACCCTTGATATTAAAAACCCGTGTAGCAGATGTCCCATCAAACCGCGTGTAAGACTGAACAAGCCTGTTAGCATGTGTCAAATCCTTACGATATCGAATGATAATCTTGTGACGCGCAACCTCTCGCATTTCATTCTCGCGCCCGTGCATACTCTCAGACGCGCTTTGAGGCTGTATATCAGCATATATAGTTGCGACCTTAGACCATGAAAGAGCCGCACCACCGCCTCCATCTGTAGAACGGCTGTAAGACTGCAATTCTAGTCTTTGTCTCATTCTACCCACTGCCATTAGCTAATTCCTGATCGCAGAACATTGTCATAAGGCGTAGAGCCAAAACGCATTGATTTATACGGCTGTAGCAAAGTTCTTAAAACTGCGGGAGGCGTAGGGGCAGGGTAACGCTCAAAATCTCCGCGATGCTCATACAGGAACGTCATGTATTGAAGGATAGCAACACGAATAGGCTCGGGTATGTGGGAGGGAGAGGAACCATAACCCGCCGTAAAATTGATCTCTAGCCCATTTGCCCCCCGCAGATCAGTGGGCCAAGACCCACTATCTAAAAGAACAATTCTAGGAACCTCTCGCGCCGTATCTACATAATAGTTACTCGCGGACCATGTGCTTTCATCACCCGCATCATTGTAATATTTAACTGATGAAACGCTAACGACAGGCGATTTCGCTATCTCTATAGAGGACTGACCTCCAACCAATACATTCTGATGAGCCACCTTGTAACCATCAAAACCATTATTTGCACTAGCGGGCGAACTATCCAGATATTGACGCATAGTTCTATTGATAAAAACCTTACCCGTGTAGTTTTCACACCACTCACGCGCAGCCATAACATAAGCCATGACTTGCGTTTGATCGACATCATCATCTAAACGCAAATGTTCTCGCGCTTCAATAACTGTAATAGGCTCAACCGTTGGCTCTGTAATTGTCTGTAAACCCGCCATGTATCACCTATGCTATCTCACCCAAAACATCGACTTGGATATAGCCGCTGTTAGGGAATGTTTCTATTGTACCATCATTGTATGTGACTTCAAACTCTGCCAGATATGAACCCATCGTATCCGTGTCGCCAGATTGCCACGCATAGCGAACAACGCCGCCCTCCTCATCAACAACCGTAACAGAACCGTCTATCTTTGCTGTCGATGCCTTATAACGCTTCATGTGAAAGCGAATTGTGCAGCCGCTCAAATCAATCGCATTACCAGACGGATCGGTAAGTGTTGTCTGCAATAACGGGCTTGTGTCATTCTGTTTGATCTTGAAAGACATTTATGCGGCCTCATTCCTTGAACCTGTAACTGATGCAACATTAGCAGAACTTGCAACGGTAGTCACGTTGTTAGAACTTGCACTAACTGAAACAACACGGCGAATACCCGCATCAAACACCAATGTTGGGATTATAGGCGCACCAGTTGTGATTGTGTCTGGGGTAAGGGTTTCTTGTTCACTTACAGTACAGGTATCAAGGACTGGAATGCCCGTTACAATATCATCCGCAGCCAATTGCAATTCTTGACTAAATAGCGGCGATCCTATTTCTGGATTTCCAGTTAAGACATCTGCGGTTGTGAATGTCTCATCCTCGAACATTGATGCAATATCAATGTTGACTGCGCCTGTGCTTATTGGGTCGCCGCTTAACTGATGTTCCTGCGTAATATCCGCGCTGTCTAATGTTGCGGCACCTGTAGAAATCGCATCCGCTGTAAGGCTTTCGTTTTGACTAATAGAAGCCGAACCGAGACTTGGCGAACCTGTAAGTAATTCGCCAGTAACGAATGTTTCATCCTCTGCCATTGTGGCATTGGAAATATCAGGGACACCCAAACTAATAGCAATGCCGTCGAAATTATGTCCTTGAGTAAAGTCTGCATCATCAAGTGATGGTGCTTGACCAGAAACGCCGATGGGCGCAAACACCTCAGTTTGCTCAATAGAAGTGCTGCCAACATCGTGTGGGCTTGCCGTAATGTCATCCGCGCTGAAACTTTCCTCCTCGCGCATTTGGACAGACGGAACCAAGGGCAAGTTAAGGGATATGGTATTTGCTGAAAGATCATGCTCTTGATCAAGGTCAGCAAGCCCCGCCGATGGAATTGCCGTTGTAATTGCTACGGCTGACAAATTCTCATCTTGGGAAATAGAAGCTGTGCCTAAAGTTGGCGCACCAGTTACAATCCCATTTGCATCAATTGGTGTCGTTTCTTCTAAAGGGGGTGTTCCTACAGATGGCGCACCCGTAGTGACATCACCAGTATTTAAACTATGCTCTTGCTCTATCGACGCTGTGCCAACAACTGGCGTTCCTGTGTCTAACTCAGAGGTAACAAATGTTTCACCCTCTGCCATGTTGCAAACACCAACCGTAGGCGAACCAGTGGTTACATCGGCGGTGCTTAAAATGTGTGTTTGAATACCAGTTGGACTATCAAGAACAGGTGAACCAGTAAGTAGTCCAAATGCAGAAATATCATGGTTTTGATCTATTTCTGTCGTATCAATAGACGGTGCGCCAGTGTTTAAATCTGCGCTTGTAAAAGCATTGTTTTCAGTAAAATCTGATGATGCTACAGATACAGCACCAGTATCGAAACCATCCGCAGATAGATTTTCGTCTTGTATGATCGTTGTTTGGTCTACTGTGGGTGATTGTGTGCTTACATCGCTCCCAGATAAATCGTGGCCCTGAGAAAGTGTGGTTGATCCGACACTTGGTGAACCCGCAGAAATAGAGGAACCAATTAAAACCTCAACGACATCTATATCATCCGCTAACGGCGATGCACCTATTGGAAAAAATGTCATTGACTTACCTCATGTTTAGGCCGCGATCTTACCCCATGAAATCATATTCCAACCGCGTTCGTGACCGTAGTGTACCACAACAAACAAGATGTTGCTAACTATGGTATATGCCGCAGCCTCGGATGATGATCCCCCAAGGATAAACTTTGAAATCATAAATACCACAAAGAGGCTCCAAAGTCGCCATGTAACCG